CACGTGCCGACGATGTGAGCAGCATCAGCAGAGAGAACGTCAAGTTTGACGCCTGTTAAGTCGTTAAACTCAAGTTGTCTGCTTTTAAGTAGAAACGTCGCCATGTTGCGCACTTGCTCCGCACGGATTCGGTGGTGATAAAAGAGTTCGTTCGCAACGAGCCCTTCTTCGAATTGTCTTTGATTTTTAACGACGGCCATACTATCACGCACTGACATCACGCTTTCCTGGAAATGTTCTTCATCTTTGTAAATCTTCCCGACGAATTTGGCGAATTTACGTGGCACATCAGGGAACATACCTGTGCGTAATAGAAGAAACCCGGCAAATTCCCCGATGTCGTCGATATGCAGCTTGAGCTTGTGTCCAGTAAGTTCTAGCATTCGCGCCCCCTCAACAGTAAGCGTGCAGTCGTCGCAAAGTATAGCACTATCATCCCCCTTGAATAACATTAGGGTAGCATTCTTAAACTCAAACAGAGCATGCATAAGCGCGACGTTCATAACGGTGTTCTCGGCGATTGTGAATGGACTACCGCTAAACTGTTTATGGTGACCAAGCAGCGTGGTGTTGCCAATTTTTGCGTGATATATCATTTTCCACTCTGATCGATATGTTTCGAACCATTCTATGGCAAATGTTGGGCAACCCATGTAGGTGAGGAGTCGTGAGGTGAGTTTGATCATAAAGGACTGGAAGGACGCATCCCACTCGGATACGTCATTACAGGCCCATTTCTTGTTGTCATTTGCATCGGCGTTGCGGTATGCAGCGTAAACTTCGGATATTTTTTCGTCGGAGCCATGTGTGGCGAGGATCAGTCTGCAACCGTTGCGGATGGCGATGTTGCGAATCTTGTCGAGCATGAGACATGCATAGGCGCTGAATAATAAGTTGACGCGTTTAGACATGGATGCGACACCCTGCCCAGCTTTGGTCTCACCGTCAAACGCCTCAGCAGCAACATATTTAGCTTGTCGTTTGTTAATAAAGTTGAGGACTTCATTGTACTCGTTAAACTCACCCGACAACTCTTGGTGCACGACACCCATCTTACCTTCCTGCACTTTCTTGTTCAACCGCTCGAGGTATGCACGGTACTCTCGACTCAACTCGTCGTGTGTGCACTGCATGTCTTTCCGAAACTTGAAGATGTTGTAGTTGCGGTTGCGCCCAGTGATTGCACGAATAAGGCCTCTCTCCAGTTGGTTAGTGTTTAGAGACTCGTCGCGTAGGCCGAGGCGCTTGTGCTTCTTGCCGTAACGCTTGACCATGGTGTAAAAAGATTCACGCGTGTCGTTGCTAACTTGCTGGCGCACGATGCAGAGATCACGAACCAGTCGTTTGCCAGTGACAGGGGTTTGTTTGGTGAGTAAGTTCTCGATGTGCGTTTTAACAACACCGTCGTGAGGTTTCGGGAGAACTGGGTCAGATGTGTAGGCGTTAACGGCGCTGGCTTCATTAACATTTTTGACAAGTTCTTTGATGTCGTGTAAGGCGGCATCGAGGTTGTGCGTGTCACTTGCGATCCCTGCGTCCGCTTGCTTGGTGATGTTGACATCGCTCGTTTCGAGCATGTCAGATTGCACGGCGTCATTGTAGACCATCAAATTGCTGATCTCTTCGTAGGTGGTAATGTTGGTTCCGCGAATGTTGAAGTATTTTTCTATATATTCAGTATTTCCGTACAATACCAACTTATTGGTGTGTCTAGTCATCGCGGTGTAAACCCACTGCGTTTGATTGATTAACTGCGTTTGAACAGCTTGATCGTCGATGACAAAGATGACGGCAGGTGCACGACTACCCTGATACGTGGTTATGGTGGAAACGGCGAAACCCATTTTCTCATACTTCTCGCGTGTGACGTCGTTGTAGACGATCATGGGCAATTTAATAAGTTCTTTAATGTTGCCCGTGAAACGCAAGATGGAGTCTACGATTTTGCAGTCGGTGAGTATGTCGAGCTGGTACCGCTTGTTGAGCGCGCCGCACACATCCTGGGGGATGGTGTGTGAGGTGAAAATGTTGTTCTGAACGCCAAAGTCGAAAACAGTCCTAGTACGCGTTTTATCGTCAGCGAAAGGAGGTGTTTGGTACTTGTCGCCAAGGACGAAAATATCGGCAGATGGGTTGATGGAGTGAATGAGCATGAGGTACTCGATATGAAATTGTGAAATTTCGTCAATAACGATTGTGTTGAATTTGCGAACCTCGCTCAGAGCGGTGTGCGGTGTGTAGCACCTAACCTGACGGTTGTTAAGGTCAATCGCAAGGTGTTTAGTAGACGCAATGTACAATGCGTCCGGGTACAATTCAATTGCTCGTGAGGATTTGGCGGCACCGGCGTAGCCGGTGATGGCGTTGATAGTGAACACATCATCATCACACTCACCTTTGATATCGCGATTGATTTGAATTTTAGAGAAAAAGTTTCTGCGGAACTTGTCAACGGCAACTTTCTCGTAGGGTATTTGGTGCTTGGTAATGGTGGAGTTGTTAGTCTGTCGAATCGCACGAAACAGCTGCTCGTCAGGTTGGCCGTGGTAGTCAATGAGGTGGTAGTAGACCTCTGAGCCTACATTGGTCTTGATAGTGTTGTACGAACGGAACTCGGTGGCAAGTTTCCAAGTGCTAATTGGGTTACCAAACGTTTTGATCAAAAGAGAGCAACCTGGCGTACATAATGGTCGCACGTTGTCAACGAAAATATTCGTCAACTCCTCGGTGTTGTACTTCCTGGCGGCGTCGCAAATAATGACGTTCGGAATCGGGCGGTTGTTTGCGGCCATATCTTTGTTAAAGTCGCGGAGCTTAACCATATATTGGTTGAAGTCGCTGTACGTCATTGTCGCGCTCTCTTTCGGATCGATCTTCTGGGACATTTGAGCACCAGGTTTGAAATGACCAACGTAAGTATACACACTGATACCGGCCTGTTTATATGCTTCATGTAAGCGTTGACACAAATATCCTGGAGCAGCACTAACATCAAAAACACAAGCGGCGGCGTTGTTGGTGTGTTTGACGATCTCAGGGATGATTTCATCGAACTTATCGATCGCACCACCGCGTAGGTTGTAATAATGTTGTCGGATGGAGTCGTAATAGATTGTCATATTTTGGTGGCCCTTGCCGATGTGACGGACGCTCGCACCGTTGTCGATGTTTATAACTAGATGCACGTCGTATGTGTCGCAAAGTATTTGAAAAATGTAGTCGACAAAAGGGTTGTTGCGCCACTCACCATAGTGTATATATCGTATGATATCAAGGTGGTAGAAGTCATATGACCCGACAAGCATGTAAGCTTCTTTGTGGACTCGGTTAATGAACGATCGAATAGTGCCAATGTTTGGCAAGGCACTGTAGAAAGACCGCAACATACAATGGCCATGCTTAAATTTGTCAATACCCTGGTCGGTGTCGTGTAGGCAAATTTGCGTACTGTCCCATTGCTTGCGCTGCGCCTCATTGTGGAAGCAGAGAGTGTGCTGAAAGCGCAAACCGTCGAAAGCACGTTTTAGACAGGCCATCGGTACGCCGAAAATACCAGTACCAAAAAGTGGTAACATTACATTCTTATTTGTACCGGCGTAATGGCGGTTCATATGGAATATAATATCATCAAGTTTGGCGTGGTCGGTCGGTCGTTTCCAGCGCGGCGCAACGATGACGCATAGTTCGTGTGGTCCGTATGTGAAGCATTGAGGGTCAGTCACTGGCTTGTTTACGTGCTTGTCGTATCCCGGGAACATACTGCGAAACGCAGCCGCTTGACCAGCACCGTCGGTGACGTACTCATTAGCGCAGTTGACGTAAACGTAGTTAGTGCGTTTTGGGATCTGCGAATAGTCCCCGATATAGTAGCGTTCACCAGCGACTTCATTAATGTTAATGTGGTCCACGTTGTGAAACAGCTTTGAGTAATCTGCATCAGTTTCATCGAATATTCCGGTTTCAACTTGTTGCACAGTGGATATTGGACTAGGTTTGACGCGGTCAACCTGCGAAGGTGAATCTGAATCGGGCTTCATCTGCTCAGGCGTAGGGATCAGGCTATTGGACACTGGTGTGGTGGATGGCTCACCGTTGAAACTACCCTCACTAGTTGGGCGAGGTGTGCGGGGAGGTTCATCCGTATCGTCATTGGAATGTTGACTCATATCCTCAATGGCGATGCTTATAGGTGCGATGTCCGGGTTGTATGGGGTGTCATTGTCGTCGTAGACGGTAGTCGGTTTGACGAACAGAGCAGCATCCCCTTCAATAAACACTCGGTTTAACTCATCATCGCATTTGTTCTTATTCTCGTCGTGTCCATCATACAAGTTAGCTGGTCCGTCAGCGAGAGTGATCACATTTGTGTTTGGGCTCGCATATGTGCGGGTTATTGGCGCATCAGCCTGGTCGAATGGGGTGGGTGATTGGTTGTTTGGACTGCTGGAGGTGGGCATCGGCATATCCACGTCAGAGTCATCGTCAAAGTATGGGTCATTGTCGTATGCCGAAGGATCATCTAAACGAAGAGAGGAGTGGTCATGTAGACCGCCGGGAGAAGTATTGCCGCGGTACAGTGACCGG